ATGGGATTTATGGAAAGTGTGTACAGAACACGTAGTTACTTTGAAAGAAGAAATTCTTGCTCGTGATGGTAAATTGGTTATTCGTCCTGACTCAGGAGACCCAGTAGATATTCTTTGTGGTTTAAACACCGATAAAGATTTAATTCATACATTTGAAATAGCGGAAGAGCCAGAATATAAAGGTGTTATTGAACTTCTTTGGGATGTATTCGGGGGAACAATCAATGAACAAGGTTACAAAGTTCTTGATCCCCATATTGGAGCTATCTACGGTGATTCAATCACAATCGACAGAGCAAATGAAATCTGTACAAGATTAGAAGCAAAAGGATTTGCTTCAACAAATGTAGTACTTGGAGTTGGTTCATTCACTTACCAATATAACACTCGTGACACATTCGGATTTGCAATGAAGGCAACATATGTCGAAGTGAATAAACCTAAATTCGAAGGCGATTTCAACCCAGAAGGACGCGAGATCTTTAAAGATCCTATTACAGACGACGGAACTAAAAAATCAGCTACAGGTTTATTATGTGTTGAAGATCATGACGGTAAAATAGGTCTTTATGATAAAGTGTCTTGGAACACAGAAGATACTGGATTATTACAGACTATTTATTGTGACGGTATTTTCCACAATCCTATTACATTAAATGAAATAAGAACAAAATTGGATAAGGCTATTCATTTACAATTTGAATTAGCATAATTCTAAAAATATTCAGTAGTAATAAAATCCCCGTATTACTACTGAATTAAAATAATTGGGGTTTATTTAAACAATATAAAAAATGAGTATTTCTTTAGTTTTAGCTTACTGGTGGACAATCATTCCAGTACTTGCGTTGATCTTCTATAAGTTCACGCTTCGATTCTTCTTCGGTATGGTAATTATACCTGAGGACAAAATTGGTTTAGTAACCAAAAAATTCGTTCTCTTTGGAGACAACAAATCTTTACCAGACGGTAAGATTATTGCTCTAAATGGAGAACCAGGTTATCAAGCAGATACATTAGCACCAGGTTTATACTGGGCTTATTGGGTTTGGCAATACTCTATTGATCAAGCAGATTTAATAATCGTTGAGAAAGGAAAATTGGGTCTTATCACTGCAAAAGATGGTATGTCTCTTCCTACTGGTGCTATCTTAGCACGTCACGTAGAATGTGATGATTATCAAGACACCCGTGCATTCTTAACTAACGGTGGACAAAGAGGTAAACAAGTTGGATATCTTAACAACGGGGTTTACCGTATTAATACTCAATTATTTGAAGTTTTTCAAGCAGATATCACTTACATTGAAGATGGAATGGTAGGTATCATCACAACACTTGATGGTAAACCATTAGATCAAAACGCAATTGCAGGATCTCCTGTTGAAGATCATAACAACTTCCAGAATTTTGATAAATTCTTAGATCATGGAGGACAAAGAGGTCTACAGACTCAAGTTATTCAAGCAGGTTCTTACACATTAAACCCTTGGGCAGTTGAGGTAGAGAAAAAAGAAATGACTTCTATTCCTATCGGTCACGTTGGTGTTGTTATATCATATGTTGGAGACGAAGGTATTGATCAATCAGGAGACACATTCAAACACGGTAACATCGTTAAGAAAGGGCAAAAAGGGGTTTGGATCACACCATTAGATCCAGGTAAATATGCAGTAAACCCATACACACAAAAGATCGAGGTTGTACCAACAACAAACTTGGTTCTTAACTGGGCAAATGCTAGAAGTGAATCTCACAACTTAGACAGAAACTTAAGTACAATCACAGTGCGTTCTAAAGATGGTTTCCCATTCAATTTGGACGTATCACAAATTATTCATATTCCTTCTACAGAAGCACCTAAGGTAATTGCTCGATTTGGTTCAATGTCAAATTTAGTTTCACAGGTACTTGAGCCAACAATTGGTAACTACTTCCGTAACTCTGCACAGGATTCAGATGTTATCTCTTTCTTAAGTACACGTCAAACAAGACAGAATGCTGCTAAAGATTCAATCAGTAAAGTATTGGACGAATACAACGTACATGCAGTAGACACATTGATTGGAGATATTACACCTCCTGCAGAACTTATGAAAACTCTTACAGATCGTAAGATCGCACAAGAAGAAGAGGTAACATTCGAAACTCAACGTAAAGCTCAAGACCAACGTAAGACTTTAGAGTCTGCTAAGGCATTGGCTGATATGCAAGGCAAAATGGTTGCTGCACAACAATCAGTAGAGATTTCACAACGTGAAGCAGAAGCATCTGTTAAGAGATCAGAAGGTGAAGCTCAGGCAATGAAACTTAAAGCTGGTGCTCAGGCAGAAGCTAAGAAATTAATGGCTGAAGCTGATGCTGCTCAAATCAAATTAACAGGGGAAGCAGAAGCAAGTAAAATTGCAGCAATCGGTAAATCCACAGCAGAAGCTTACGAACAACAAGTAGCTGCAATGGGAGCTGATAACTTTGGTAAATTAAAAGTTACTGAGATGATTGGTACAAACGGAATCAAAATCATTCCCGAAGTACTTATTTCTGGTAATGATGGAGGTAACGGTCCAATCTCAGGACTTCTTGGGATGGAATTGTTAAAACAAATTTCAGAAAAAAATAAATCCGAAGATTTAACAGAAACTTCCAATAAAAAACGAAACAATCCAGGAGAAGGTGAAGTAAAATAAGTATGAAAGTACAAATTTTAAAACCTACTGACGGTGACTCTGTGCTAAACAGTGTCACCGTTTTTCTTGCTGGTTCAATAGAAATGGGAGTAGCAGAAGATTGGCAGACTATTGTTTCTAATAAGATGGAAGAATTAGAAATGCCAATTACCATATTTAATCCAAGAAGAGAATCTTGGGATTCTTCTTGGGAGCAGAGAGAATCTAATCCGCAATTTAATCAACAAGTTAATTGGGAAATGGACAGACTTAATGAATGCGATATTATATTTATGTACTTCTCGCCAGGTACAAAATCTCCAATCTCATTATTAGAGTTAGGTCTTCATGCAGATTCAGGAAAAATGATCGTGTGTTGTCCTGATGAATTTTGGAGAAAGGGGAACGTTGAAATAGTTTGCTCTAGATATAAGATACCCTTACATGACAATTTAGAACACGCTATGATGAGCTTATCATCAGTATTATCATCAGAATTAATAAATAAACTTTAATCATATGGATTTTTTAGAAACCGCAAAGAACTTAGAAACCGGGCACGGACATGGAATAATTACATATTTAGATTTTAATCTAGATCCTAGTACATCAGATAAGGATTATCCCCATTTGAAATTAATGACAAATACTAAAAATGTAGAATTACAGACATATCAAGTAAAGTCTAAAATTGATGAGGATATTATAGCAGATTTAAAAGTATTTCATTCTGTGGATGGTGAAGAAATGGTAAGATCTGTATTAGAATCTGAGGCTTTAATAAATAGACACAGGAAGCTATTAGATGTCTACATAGGTTTAAGCGAAGAGTCAGAAAAGGAAATGCTGACAGGATGGAGAAAAACTCTTAAAAAAATATTTCCAAAAATTAGATACAAAACATATTTGGTAAATAACTCAATGGAGGGTTCAAAATTGTTAATCTATAGTATTATAAGAATATCGAATTTAATTGGCGCTAGAAGCAGAAGAGGGCCCGCTAATTTCATTATATGTAATGGGCAGGTTGGTGCATTAATTCAGGATCATCCATCTTTTGTTTTTGCTAATAGTAATATGTCCATCAGTTTATCAGATAAAATTAGATCAATAGGAAGTATAGGAGGAAATATAGAAGTATTTGTTAATCCTTTTCAAAGATTTACTGATAACAACATAATAGTAGGAAGAAAAACTCAAGAGTATGAGCCTGGAGTTTATATTGTGGAAAATAAAGGATCTAAAGAGATCTTAGAAACTGCTATGTGGGAAGAAGATAAAATGATTAAAACAAAATCTCTTATTGAAAGATTATCTTTTGTACAAACAAAAAATTCTAGTAGAAATTTTATGAAATTTGAGGTGGAATTTACTAAAAAACCTCTATGGAGAAGAATGCTATTTATATAAAGAATAATATGAGCAAATCCACAAAAACACAATTGAATAGATTCTTATATTTAATCCTATGTCTAATGACATCAATGATAGGATATCATATGCACAAGAGTATTTTTTGGTCTATTCTTGATTGGATATTTATGCCTTTTGTATG